CAGTAATCCAAGTCAAATAAGTAGTAGAAATAGGATTAAGTAAGGTGTGAGTATAAAAGTCATTGTTAATCCTCATCAAATAAATAAGCATTCTTTAAAAGAATTCTTATTCTCATCAAACCATCTTTGTTATCTGTGACAATGTCATAATCTAAAAGTTGGCTTGGTGCATTCTTCAACCAATCTTGCATTGGCTCAGAGTTGTAAATGTACTGTCTGTACTTTGAACGTTTAGTAGGTTTTTGATCTTCAGTCATGAAAATAATTAGAGAATAAAAGCCCCCCGAAGGGGGCGATTGTTTAGTATCTTGCGTTATACATCCACTTGGGTTCAGCGGTGGTTATATAACAGGTGTAGCCATAATCTGGATGGTAGTAATCAACAAATTCTGTAGGGAATAATTCTTGAAAAGAATTGTAAATCCAATACGGAACTTCACATTTTAAGAAGGCTTCAATCTCATCAAATCTTGTTCGATAAGTAGAAGTTTCTTTTTTACCCTTTGTAAGTTTAGGATAAATTTCATCCCTAGCTTCTCTAAGCATTTTCACAACTTTCCAAGTTTTAGAAACACCCATTGATTTAATAGCATCAATGTCAATTCCGAACTCGGAAAAATATGTGGGTATAGCACCTTGAGAAATTTGTTCCTCAGTTGGCTTTGGAACTCGATAATAAGTTTCGCCAAATTTAGCCATAGTTGTTAATAGAAATTAGTAACGTGGACAATCGAAGGTTTGACCCTCCGATTTCTAATGTATCAAAGAATCCAACACTTGTCAAGTAATCCGTCTTTACAATTTGTTGTAATTATTCCAACACGGATGTATACTATAGTTATAAAATTACCTTAACACCTTATGAAAACTAAGACACCTTACGAATTAGTTATCTCTGAATTTGGTGGAGTGCGTGAATGTGCTAGGCAAATTGGAAGAGATGCAGGTTCTGTTTCAAACTGGAAAAAGAATGGCGGTTTGATTCCCACCAATATACAAAGAAAGGTTCTTGAAAGAGCATGGGAGCTTGGCTACAATTTAACAGCACATACTCTTATCTTTGGACTTGAAGAATGAATTGTTATTGGTGTGATTCAGATTTGATAATCGGGGGCGATATCGACATCGAAGAGGGCATGAATGGATACCCTGAGTTTTCAGTAATGACCAATTTATCTTGCCCCAGATGCGAGTCACAAGTAGAAGTTTTAAAGAAAAAAGATGCCTACGATTAGGCAAAAAAAAAGAGGGTTTTTACACCCTCTACGATTTTTGCGTTCACCGGTTTTTTAATTTTTTAAGAAAGAATGTAATTTATATGATCCCAAATGTCTTCAGCGTACCATTCCTGTAAATGTTTTATTAGTTCGCTGTTGTTTAGTGGAAGCATTTTAGCTTTTCTTTCTTCGACTGTCTCTGGATAGACTGTAGGTTCATTTAATTTCCAATCTTCAAACCAACCCAAAGCCATATCAATAATTTCTTCTCTCTGTTCAGTCGTAAAGGCTATATTTTTTGCCATTATTTACCCTCCAGTAAATCCATCATTTCCTGATGTTCGGCTTTGCTGTAGGCTCTTCTATCGTTTGGGACGAAGTCTTGCCAATCTGTACCTTCATATCTAAAAGATAAAATATTATCTTCTATAAAATAATCAAACGTAGAGCCGTCTAATTTTGAGGTGAATTTTTTAATAATCATGCTAATGTATCTGTTGGTAATGGGGCTGTAGGATAATAAGGACATTTTGTAGTAGTGTTTGCCTCGGCAAGAGTCATTTTGCCATAGCGTACATGATCATAAATGTGCTGCTGTTTCCTGTAAAATTTTGAGTTTGCATCTGTTGGATTGTTAGCAAAAATTTGAATAGCTAGTTCGTAATTTTTCTGAGCTTTTTGTAAATCTGTCATGAATTTTCCTCCTCTAACCAATCTGCACCGTATGGTCTTTTGTAGTGAAAGATGTTGAAATGTTTGATACAAAACATTCTGATTGGATCAATTAAATAAATTTGTAAAAAATAAATTACATGATCTTTGAATGTTGGATCATCAGGCACATACTCAAACTGATCCTCTGGGCAATAGTTTGCAATTGAGTCAGGATCATTCCAGTTAATGTACTGATCAATGTTGTTGTTAATTCTTTGCATTTTTTTTAAAAATAATTTGAATAAAAAAAGGTGAGCTTATTGCTCACCAATTATTAGATTTGCTGCTTTAACTGAATTGCTAAATACCTTCATTAAAGCTTGACTAGGGTTTTTAGCATTCTTAACAGCTTTAGCCCAGCTAGAGATGTAAGCGGCATGATTTTTAGTATTACAAGTAATTTGTAGCCTTTTTGCTACCAACACGCTTGTAAACTCCGCACAACACTCTTCAAGACCTCGATAGGTGCGATATTCATGCAACCACTTGCGATTTAAGCGATCTTTATGTCCTGTCGAATGTGCAAATTCGTGACTTAGCGTTGATAAGTATTCTTGGTCATCAACGAAGGACTGTCTATCAGGCATTACTACATGGTCTAATAAATCCTGATAATATGCTTGATCACCGCCATGAATTAGGCCACCTTTAAGATCTTTAGCATAGACCATTAAACGTTCATGAGCAGCTTTACATCTTGCATCAAGTGGTCTTGCTTCCTTGTTGCATTCTGTCTTGAAGTCAGCAATTGTTTTGTCTAGTTTGGCTTGGCCTTTGTCATCAAGTCCAACTAGATCTTCAATATTAAATACAGATGCCCCCTTAAAAGTTAACTTCATGTAGAAGTCAGGATTTCCGGCTGCATCTAATTTGGGTGAGCCATCCTCATTTTTAAGATCAATTTTGATCAAATTTGGCCTTAGAATTTTTGCTGCCTTGCTACCTTTTTTAGGAATACAATTTAGCTCTTTCTTGGCCTGACCATATCCGCACCACATAGGTAATGTTTGGCCTCTGAGGGTCATATACATTTGAAGAACAATTGGATTTGCTCCTGTATATGGATTGCCAGTTAGGAAGTTATGCTGCCCCTTAGACTCTGTATTTGTCCAAGGTTTAGACCAGCAAGTGTCAAGTTTGCCGGAATCAAATAATTCCATGAAATCAGCCAAAATCTGGTCTTCGACTTTAACCGCTGGTTTTTTTGGAGTGAATGTCATTTGTTATTAAATAATAGTAATTGACATATATAGTGTAGGGATTAATCCAACATATGTCAAGCAAAAAGTTGAACGCTTCGGGGATTTTGGTTAAAAAACATTGCAAAAGCTAAGAAAATTTAATATATTACACTTATTAATTCTTTGATTTAATGCCTGTAATTACTCAAGTAACTAGGGAGTATTTAGAAGTTAATGAGTCTGGTTATTTAATTAATTCTTCACACCCTAGAAGTACAGTTTCTCAGGATGTAGTGGATAGTATCCGTTTACTCAGGGAAACTCTAGGCTTGAGTTATACAACCTTATCTATCATCTTTAATTTACCGAGGGAGACTTGTGGCAAGTACGCACGTTACGAAATTAGATCGCAAACTGGCGATAGATGGAAGACCATTTACAAAACCAAGACTTACCAAAGGTAAACTTGATCAGGTAATAGTAGAAGAAGTGCTGCTCTGGGTGGCCTCTGGTGGCACTTTGAGGTCTTATTGTAGACAAGAAAATAAACCTGCTTATACGACTATTTATAACTGGCTGAATAGGAAGGATAATAAAGAATCTCAGGAGTTTTTAGAGCGTTTCCAAAAAAGCCGAGAAATGGGAGCAGACTACATAGCCGATGAGATATTAGAAATGGTCGATGAACCTCCTAGATTGATTGGAGAAGATGATCCAAGGATTGATCCATCATGGGTTAATCTCGTACGTCTTAGGTGTGATCTCAGATTGAGATTGCTTGCTAAATGGCATCCTCAGAAATGGAGTGAGAGAAAGCAAATAGAACATTCCGGAGGAGTGCAGATAACAGTAAGTACTGGTGTCCCAGAGTAAGAATGTTGAGACTAGATTACAATCCGAGAAAATGGCAGCGTGAAGTACATTTAAAGCATAAAGAGCAGCGGTTTATGGTAATGGCACTTCATAGACGTGCAGGTAAGACTCAAATGTCCTTAATGCAGTTATTAGATTCCGCTCTCAAGTCAGATAAGAAGCTCCCGATGTTTATATATGTGTGTCCATTCTTACGTCAAGCAAAGGCCGTAGCATGGTCGAGACTCCTTGCAATTATTGAGCCATTAAGACGAGCCGAAGCAATCACCATCAATCAATCTGAATTGTCTGTATTCTTTAAACATAATGAGGCAACACTAAGACTATTTGGAGGTGATAACGCAGACGCACTAAGGGGTTTGAAGATAAATGGAATCGTAATAGACGAGGTAGCACAAATCAAAGAAGAGCTATGGGAGTCAGTATGTATGCCAGCCCTATCCGATGAATTAGGATGGGCACAATTTATAGGTACTCCGAGTGGGATAAATTTATTTTCAACTCTGTATTACAAGGGGCTACAAGAAGAAGGATGGGCAAGTTTTAGGTATACAGTCCACGACACACAGAGTATCCATCCTGACGAGATAACAAGGCTTCAAAAAGATATGAGTGAAACTTCATTTGCTAGGGAATATTTATGTGATTTTACAGCAACTGGGGATGATCAATTATTGAGTCTTGCTGATACAGAAGAAGCAGCAACAAGGGTATACCAAAAAGCGGATGTGGCATTTGCACCGGTAGTCTTTGGTATAGACCCTGCAAGATTTGGGGATGACAGAAGCGTAGTATTTCGTAGGCAGGGGAAACAAGCATTTCAACCTGTAGTTTATAGGGGTATAGACAATATGGAATTAGCCGGACGAGTAGCAAATTTAATTGAAGAATATAACCCAGATGCTGTTTTTTGCGATAGTGGTGCAGGTAGTGGAGTAATTGACAGACTACGGCAGTTATCATATGACGTTATAGAAGTTCCATTTGGTGGTAAAGCGACAAAACCAGACATATATACAAATCGTAGAACTGAGATGTGGTGGTTAATGAAACAATGGATAGAAGAAGGGGGAGCGATACCAAACGATACGGCACTTAAACAAGAGTTAGCAACACCCATATACTGGTATGACAATGTAGGTAAAAGGGTATTAGAACGCAAAGAACAAATAAAGAAGAGATTACAGGGTGCAGGGTCACCAGATTTAGCCGATGCCCTAGCATTAACGTTTGCCTTACCTGTAGCTGCAAAAGAAATGGAGGATATATACATTAAAAGACGTAAAGAAGCCACACAGAAAGATGATTATGACCCATACAAAATACTTTAAACGCATAGCTAAAGGGTTAGATGTAGACCCATTGCTAAAATTATTAAACGATAAACCAGAATTATGGAAAGAAATAACAGCCAGACAAAAATTTACTAAGTCACCACACAAAGATACAGAGTCAATCTACGTTAGAGGTCCACTAAAGATGACTCCTTATTACGTTTTATGGGATACAGGTTCGTATGATTACCCATGTATGAAGTATTTAGAGCCAGCACTTGTACCATTAATGCGACCAATACTGGAGCAACTACAAGTCAAGGAGATGGGAAGAGTACTAATAGTTAACTTGAAGCCTAGCGGTCACGTTGCGAAACACAATGACCAAGGAGCGTATGCAGATCACTATAAAAGGTTTCATCTGGTACTAAAAACTAACCAATGGTGCAGCCAAACTTGTGGAGATCAAAAACAAAAGTTTGAAGCTGGAGAAGTTTGGTGGTTTAACCATAAGAAATTACATACAGCAGACAATGTTGGCACTACAGACAGAGTGCATATAATATTTGATTGTGTAACTAATTATTTATTATGAGTGGTGTGACCATAACTAGCGATTCTGCTTGTACTCTAAACAAAAGTAGAGTACCTAAAACAGAAATTAGGCTCTGCACGTTAGATGAATTCAAGGTTATAGCAGAACCTTTGTTTAAGCCTCATTACGATGAGATTGCACGCAACA